CTTTAGGTGTATGAAAGCGAAACACAGCAACGTCACCATGTGCAGGGTCTTCCATTCTTTTAATTACAAACAAATCATGTTCATAAACAAGCTGTGGTCCCCCTTCATCATCGTTTGGATCAAGATAATAAATGCCGCCATTTTTCCCCCGTGCATAATTTTCTGGGAAATGAGGTTTTACAGTATCTAAATCAACGTGCTCGTCTTCGTCCTCTTCAATTTCTTCTTGGGCTTCTATAGGCTCGTCATCTTCGGTAGCTTCTACTAACTCTTTACCTAAATGCGTCGGGTTAGTTATCTTGCCTTTGAACGGGCAGCCTTTGCAGCCTCCGGGGTTTGTGCGTTCAAATACAGCGCAAGAGTGAGGCCCCCCAATATGCTTAACTTTTTCTTCTACTTTGATGCGGTCGTAATCGGGATGGCCTTCAGAAATTTTATGGATTGCTGTGTCACTGTCGTAACAACTAGCGGCAATAGATAGCGCATCGAACCATCTAGGCTCTGCCAACGTGTCTCTATTTACATAGCAATCTAAAAGCTGCTGGCACCCGTTGCCTTCCGCGCTTCGCTTCATAATTTTAGCAAAGTTACTTTGGACATTTTCCTGTAGGTTTCGTGTCAAAAACGAATTCCTACGTTCCGGTCTGCTGTCCAAGATTATTGTTTCTTTCACCCCCAAAATATCTTTCAGCTCGTCAAAGCTAACCTCGGGGGCTACTCGTAGTACAGTTACGGGCTTAGGTGGATCATCTTTATAATTAAGGGTGCCCGGCACTCTAAGTATGCGCGCCTCCTCAAATACAACAGGGTCTACATGAAACTCTTGTTTTTCGCAAAGCTGACGTAGCCTTAAGGCTACTGGTTTCCATTCCTCACGCGTTACTTCGCGGTCAAAGACCCAGTACACGTGCAATCCGCGTCCCGAGTTGACTATCGTGGGGGCAGGTAAACCTACAGTCTCACAGAACTCTTTTAGGCTTTTAGCTCCAGTTTCTTGGTCTATATAGCCGTCAGGACGTCCTGTAGTTGCGTTTACTTCAGCTTTCTTTTCTCCGCAGTCAATGTCTAACCATAAAGCTTTAAGCATCTGCACGTTTGTTTGTGTGCGCCCTTCGCTCGGGTCTTTAAACTTTGCTACAGCAAAATAAACATCTCGTTCCTGCTTAAGGTAGGAGTCTATTAGCCCCTGTGCTTTTTCCCTAGTAGGTACAAGTTTAGTTTCTGGGTAGCCCTCTGACCGTAACCCTACTACACAGAAGTACCCATGTTCGGGTAATACGTGCTCAAGTAAGTCAAAGGTTTCCATAGTCTAAGGCTCTAGTCTTATTATAAATTTTTCTATACGTGCAGCCACGTGTACACTAGGTTTTGTTCTTCCTGCGAACCAACCATACACACTTTGGCGACTGACCCCCAGACGTTCAGCTACTTCCACCACAGGTACACCATGTTTGATGCAGATACGGCCTAGCTTTACGCCTAAAGAACGAGCACTTGCAGACTTGTTGAGCGAGACTAAATTTAAAGTATAGCCATAGCTCATTAGGTGTCTACACTCCATGCGTCAATTACAGAAGCTAAAGAATCAGAAGTATCTTTTTCCGTAGGCGTTTCTTTTTTCTTTGAACGTTTTACTGGTTCTTCAATTGCGGGTTCTTCAATTACTATTTCTTCTTCTTCTGGCTCTTCAGAGCGAGTTACCTTTGGCTTCGGAGCTTCTATTTTAGGGGTTGCAGTAACTCCATCCGCTTGGGCTACAGTAATTTTTGTGTAAGCCGTAGCTTCGGGAGCTGTCTGCACTGCACTAACCGCGTCGTATTCTTCGTCAGTAAGAGAGCGTACTGGAGTAAAGAGGAGTTCCATAGACTCTGCGTCTAAATCATAACTAATTCTAGTTACCACTGTATCTGGAGCTTCACGGTTGCTAAACAAAAACTTTACGTAGCTCTCAAAAGGATGCTCGTTCCCTGAACCTTTACCAAACAAAGACTTAGCAGGGATATTAAACTGGTACAGATCACCTGATGTGTCTCCCGCTAGCATAATAGCTATACGACGTTGGAACCTACACGCTTTACCACCGTTATCACCAGAGCCTTTTATGTTCATAGCACAGTCTGCACAGTTGCTATGCTGCTTATCAACCGCTCCTTCTTCTGGCTTACCTCCCTCGTTAGACCAACAGTTAGGGAGAGTAGCGTCTTTGCTGGGATCAAATTTATCTTTGTAGTATATGCGTGAGACTTTGGGCAGCATATTAACAATGACTGCTTCAAACTCGTCACGAATAGGCTCACCTATTTGCTCACCGTTAATGATCTTTCTAAAGAAACCTTTGTTACTTGTCTGTATGCGGCGGCTATATATCGTAGAACTAGCTTTTAGTTTCTCTCCTAGCGCACTACTGCGGCGTGTAGCTACGCCTGTTTGGTTTTGAAAAATAGATACTTCACTCATTGTCATCTCCTACTTTGGGTTTAGGTTTTCTTACACTAATTACGTACTGCCTTTTAGCCTGCAAGCCCATCGGTACAGCGTCAGGGTTATCTGCTAAAAATTCTTTCATGTTTCCGTTATGAATACGCTTTTCCAAAAGGTGGTAAGCGTCGTTATCTTTTACAAAGTTGTAGAAGCTGTCCCAATCACTAGTCCAGTAACTGGAGTTAAGCCTGCGGCTTATAGTTCCGTTGGTAGTAGCTAAGCTGTTTACATCTTGGTCACTGCAAAGTTCTAGCATCTTGTCTGTTACCATAATTTGCTCGTGTTTTATGGCTTTGACTTTATCTTCTAGTTTGCGTATTTGATCGCGCATCTTTATGTAAATGTCCGCTAATTGGGACGCATTGTAGGTGTCCATCGAATCCTCCTTTTGCTTGTGGGGAGGATCAGTTTACATCTTCTGTTTACATTGTCAATCGTTTATTTCTTGTTTGTATAAATCGACTATTTTGTTGTGGTTATCAATGTTGGAGCGCAGCATCTTGTACAAGCGTGCTTCTACTTCGCTGCCTGTTACATGCACAATAGTCATCGGGTTGTGCTGACCGGGGCGGTCTATACGAGCATTAGCTTGGAGGTAGGTTTCTACGCTAGTAACGGGGGCGTACCAAATAATTGTATTGGCGGCTGTTAAAGTCAAACCATGAGAAGCAGCTTGAGGCTGGATGATTAGCACTTGTGGGTCGGGAGTTTGTTGGAACTGTTTGATTATCTCACTGCGTCTGTTAACCGAAACTTTCCCCGCTATAACCTCGCATTTTATTTTCTTCTTAATTAAAAATTCTTTAAGTAATTCAATAGTATGCGTAAACGGTACAAAAACTAACACCTTATGGCTAGACTCTTCGATAACTTCCAGCACTACCCGTAGGCGGTTACTCACATCAAACTCAATGACTTGTCTATCGTCCGTGTAAACGGCACCCCCTGATATTTGCAGCAACTTGTTAATGTTTGTTGCGGCATTGACAGAACTTACTTGCTCCCCATCTGCTTCCATTACCATTTGTTTCTTAAGCACTTGGTAGTATTTTTCTTGTTGCGCGGTTAGCGGAGCTTCTCGTTCTACGTGAGTCACAGGCGGTAGGTCGAGGCACTGGTCTTTTTCAAACCGTATAGCAGGTTGCAGTACTTGGTGTACAATCTTGTCTGCCATTGGGGTAGGTTTCCATTTGTACTGAGTAAGCTTATACATCACTTTGTCTCTAAACTGTCCGAAGTACCTAGGAACTTTTTCGGGGTTTACTAGTCTAGCCAAGCCAAAAGCATCTATAGGGGACTGCGCAGCGGGTGTGCCGGTAAGCATCCATAGCCACTCTATCTTATCTGTAAGCTTTTTTAATATTTTCCAACGGTTTGTTTGCACGTTCTTGTAAGCGTTAGCTTCGTCAACAACTATCATGTCAAACCCGCCATTACGAATAGCGTCTTGTACTACAGCAACACCGTCAAAATTAATGATTACAAAGTCTGCACCTGCGTCTATTATTTTACGCCTTTGGTCTGCTGTCCCATGTGCCACCGAACAGCCTCGGTGCATAGCAAAAGTAAACAAGTCCTCTTGCCACGCCGATTTCATAATAGATAAAGGACATATAACTAACACCCTACGTATAAGCCCTAACTTCATTAGGTAATCCGCAGCCCAAATAACAGAAGCGGTTTTGCCTGTGCCCTGCTCGTTAAAACAAAAAGCCTTTTTCCGTATGCTAAGGAACGCCGCTGTCGTACGTTGGTGGTCAAAGGGGGTAAACTTGCCTGTCCATTCGTAGTCCCGTTGTATAGGAGAAGGAACACTAACACCAAGACTTGCTAACGCTTGCGATTCGGTTTGTTCCCATTTAACTGACAACTCGCAGTAACCATCAGTATCTTCTTTAATTACCCGATGTTCTGGCACTTTCTCCGTAACTAATTCCGGCCTACGTGTCCGCAGGAGCACGTATTTATTGTCTATTATCTTCATGCTTTAGATGTCTTCTTCTTCTTCTTGCGTTCGCGGTCACTAGTCTCTGAAACTAAATTGCCTTTAGCATCTCGTTTAAAGGAACGATTGCGGCTAGCAGTTTCTACCCTAACTCCATCAGAGTTCTTGCCGCCTTTGTCCATAGCTTTCCTATGGGCTACGTCTTTTCCGTCGCCCTTAGAGACCTTCCCTTCCCTCGTTGCCTTTCGCCTAACTTTGTTACGTTGCGCACGTTTCTTCTTTTGCTCTTCAGTGCCTTGGTACTTAGCGTACTCAGCTTTGTAATCTCGTTTCTTAGTAGCCATAATAGCTTCCTTTGTTAATGTAATGTTTTCTTGTAGCTTTCGCTGCTTGTAATCTTAGCTAAGCTGTTAGCAAATTCTAAAATGCCTTTGTTGTTAGCCATAAAGATTTCATCGGGTATTGGGAAGCCATACAAAAGTTCCGCTAATTCAAATTCAAGGTTTGGGTAGGTTTCTGCCCAACGTTCAAAAACATCTATTGCCATTTGTTCGTCTTTGTAGTGCCCGTCTACATAGGTCTGTTCATCTATGGCTACCAATATAACGTAGTTGGTACTCATCATCGTTTCCTGTGATGTTCACATTTAGTTACCGGACACCAACCACACAACGGGCTGCTTATTGCGTTCCACACATCGTGCTCTTCTGCCGCTGCTAAAGCCTCTAAAGGCCCGTCGAAAGTGGTGTACAAAAGCTCCTGCTCGTCTCGTGTATGGGTTTTCTTTATAAACTCATTACTAACTACGTAAGCTAACGCAGATTTTATGATTCCCACGTTTGGGAAATAAGTAAATGTAGCAGCAGCTAACATGTCGAGTTGTTTAGTGTCTGCATACTTTGCGTTCTTACCTGTCTTATAATCTACTAAGTACGCTTTTTCTCCATCGACTATGACTAGGTCGGCAATGCCACGAAACCATACGTCTTTAGCAAAGAACGTAGTCTCCTTATGTTTTTCCCCGTCATAAGAGATGCCAAACCTTAACTCGCAATGCTTATCTCCTCCTATGGCGTTTAAAGAATTTACTATGGGGTTTAAGTACTCAAACTTTTTAGGGATAGGGGTCCCATCTTTTATAAAATGCTCCGCAGCTTTGTGTACTTGGTTACCATAGAGCATAGCTTCACTGCCCGTATCTCTGACATCCTTAGCTACCTTCAAGTGGTAATATTTCTTAGGGCACTGTTTAAAAGTGCTAATACTACTGTAAGACCAAGCTGTCATGTTAGTTACCTATTTTGTTGCGAATTACTTTTGGTTTTAAACCCCACCCTTCGGTTAGAGGGTCATCAACGCCACTCTGTCCAATAGCGTAACTTTTTACTGCTCCGCCTTTAGCTAAATACTTTTTAATATCTCCAGCTATTTTTTCACGCTCTAACTCTTTATCTGTCTTTTTTGTCACTACTTAACGCCTGTGTAGAATATATGTTTATGTATCTTAGTTGTTATCTCACCCGTGTATGCCCATTCAGGAAACACCTTTGTACTATGGTAATGGGTAGCACCTTCTGTCGTGTCGGGTACGGACTTACTTAAGTTCGCAATGTATAACGCGTTGTACCACGACTGTGTGTTGCGCGGGTTGTCAGATTTGCCATCGCAATAAAAACTAAACTGGCACTTGTTCCTTATAGGGTTACCGTTCCAGTAGTACCCTTGCTTAACCACGTCACACGCATTATCTGGGTAACGTTGGTCTTCAACCCTGTTCTGTATTACATGAGCAACTGCAATCTGCCCAGCACCGAGTTCGCCCCGTGCCTCAAAGTATACTGCCACTGCGATGCACACCAAAGAAGGAGTAATCATAAGCTGTTCCTCAATCGTAAATATCAAAGTTCTCTTCAAAAGGCACACAGGTTTCTAATATTATCTTGCCCATGTTACGGGCTTCCGCTTTAGGAACCACTACAATCTTGTTTGGGTCAACTTCAACGACGCACATCGTGCGTTTTGTTTCTTTGGCTAAGTACTCTGCTTCTTCTAACGCAGCTATTGGGTCAGTAAAATAGGGCATTGGTGTCTACCTGTAATAGGAAATAGTTGTTTCTCTGAGAATAGCTTTCTCGAAATGCTCACACTCTAAGCAGTACCACCCTACTCGCTTCTGCGTCTCTATGTTAAGCACTTGCTCAGAAGTTGCCCCGCACTTAAGGCAGTTGGTAGTACTTAAGTCGTCAGTCATCTAGTATAGCCTCCATACGTCTCTCTAACTCTTCTAGCCTACCAACAACATCTAACAGTTGCTGACCTAGCTCTACCATTTCTTCGCCATCTTCTTCGCTAAGCTCTATTATTATTTTCATTTAACTGTCCCCCCAAAGTACAAATCTAAGGTAAGCTCTGCGCTGCGTAAGTCTTTCTCGTCCTGCTCTTCTTTGCGAGCTTTTAATTCTTCTTCTATTTCTTTTTTTACTTTTTCCCTGAAAGCTATCCGTTCCTCCTCCTCTTGCTTTCGTTTTGCGTCTGCCTTTGCTGCTTTCTTAGCGATAGCCATTGCATTTTCAATTATTTTTTCCTCTTTATACTCCCCTGTTTTTTCGCTGTGTGCGTAAGCTAAAGAAGCGGTAGCTCTCCAAGTAAGTATTTTTAAGGCTTTTTGTTCTATTTGCCTAACCCTTTGGTTCGATATATCAAGCTCTTTTCCTATTTGAGCTAAAGTTTTTTCTTCCTCACCGTTTAATCCAAAGCGGGCATTGACTACTGTTTGCTCTCTGTTAGTTAATGTTCCTACCGCTGCCGCCACAAGGTCTACCGCATCACCGTCGCTTACTATTTGTAGGGGGTCAGTTCCACCTGCTAGTAAGTTGCTAGAGGTTAATTCAGCCATGTTGGCTTCTATTGCACCGTAGTTAATTTGTAGAGGGTCGTTTATATGTTGGGGTGGGAAGAGATCGTACACGCTGCAAGCAAAGAAATCGCAAAGGGTTTGTGCAGTTGCAGTTTCTTTTCCTGTTTTAGTAAGGGCCGGTGCTTTTAAATTAAGTATCTTACCTATAGCCGTTTGGGCCACTCCGCTAGCTCTACTCAGTTCAGCCGCACTGCTTAAACCGTAAGACTCCATAAGCCTAAACAGGTAGTTGTTTTTTACTTTTACTTCTACTCTGTAGTCTTTCATTTGTATCTACCTATTACATCCCCCGCGTCTAGCCAAACGCTAAGAGCTTTTAATATTCTTTCTTTTCTAGCCCGTAGCTTCTTAGCTTCAACTACTCGTGCGGCCCGTAGCTTAGGTAGTTCCTTCAGTTCTTTTTTCCATAAGGCGTGTTGCTTTTTCTTTTGCGCTTTCGTCAGCTTAAATGCTTTTATCTCGTGAGCTATTAGCTTTGCTATTCTGTCTTTAAGAGTAGGCGGTTTTAACGCTTTGGTGTTCTCTTCTATCTTGGCATCTAGTGTTTCTATAAGCTGAAGTAAATCTTTTTTAGTTGTCATATCTTTGTATCCCCTGTAGTTAAGGCCCGTAGCGTGGGCTAGCCGGTGTACGCAAAAAGCGGAGAACGTGCCTCCCACGAGGAAGAATGTCTTTCTTTTTCGTACACTGCGGGTGTTTTTAGCTACCATGAACCTACCCACCGCCCGCTGGGGTATTACTTAACACTCACCATAACTTCGAGCATAGCCTCCTTCGCAATCCAGAGGTAAATCTAATGCCCATGTGGGCCGCACTTTCATAGCTTTTTCTACAAACGCCATTGCTTCTTCGGCTTCGGCTTCGGGAGCTATACAACCTATAGCGTCATGCACGGTCATCACTACTTTGTATTTCTTAGCTACCCGTAAGAGCTGTTCACCTATGACAATACGAGCTAAGGCTTGGCAGACGTTCTCAATTACCTTACCCCCATATATCCTGTTGGGTATAACCGCACGACCCCTCCGTGTATCGTATACCATTTCTTGCTTGCCGTCTTCGCCTAGTTGTTTCCGTAAATTAGGGTACTTTATAAGTAATTTGTTAGGCATTTCAATACCTTGCGCGCCAAGTACTGAAAGTATGCCCTTCAACCCCAGTGGAGAAGATTGCCCACGCATCATAGCTATCAGGGCGTCATTAGCTTGGTACCATAGAGCCGGAATCCTGCGGTAAGTCTTACGATACACGCGGATAATGCGTTCGCATTCTTTCAATTCAAGTTCCACACCGAAGTTCTTTAGCTGCGCCTGAAACTTGTTAGGCCCCATTCCATACCCTGCACCTAGGATCGTAGTCTTACCAACAAACCTTTCGTCTTTGGTTATGTCTTCTGCGGGTTTGCCGTATATAGAGGAGGCCATAATTTTATAAACATCGTCTCCCCTGTCGAAAGCGATCACTAAATCTTGTTGTTGCGCTAACCAAGCAAGTGTTCGGGCTTCTATTTGAGAAAGGTCACAATCTATAAAGACATAGCCTTCGGGGGCGCACATTGCTTTCTTTAGAGCAGAGCCTCGGGGCAAGTTTTGCATATTTATCTTGTCGTCACCGCCCCACCTGCCTGTGTGAGCAGCGTAGTATCTTAGGGGTATAGGTAACAAACCTCGACTCGCTATAGAGATGAACCGCTCGGTGCGTGACTCTTCAATAGTAGACTTAGCCCCTAACCTAGCTGCCGCTAGCAATTGCACGTATTGGTTCTCATGCTCAAGCAGCTCTCGGAACCCTTCGTCAGTCTTGGCAAAAGCAAAAGTCTCTTTGCCAGTTGTTGGGCTTATCTTCTTAGGTGCTTCAACCCCAAACTCCGCTAGCAGCGCGGCAAACTTTGCATTGCTGCGTAGGTCTTTCTCATCGTGTACCACTTTTTCCATCAGTTCTTTCTTTCGTTCCTGTATGTCTTTGAGATGCTCCTCTAAAACATTCTTGTCCAGAACCAAAGCAGGTTCAGTAAACATCCGAACAGTAAGATCAATTAGGTCTAACTCAAACACTGAAAAACCAAACGCCAAAATTTTAAACAGTTTTGTGGTCAACTCTACATCTTGTATGCAATAGCCTCCGTAAGCTGCTAACTCAGAAGGAGAAAAGTCCAAACGTCTTTTACCTATTGCGCTATGGACTTCCGTTCCTTTCTCCCCTAACTGATAATATTCACTCAAGGCAGCTAAACTACCTCCGACTTCGACTGTGTGGATAGCGCGAGCCATTGAAAGCGTATCAGCTATCTTCTTAGGTCTAATATTAAACAACCAACTAAGCACCGCTAAATCAAACTTAGCGTTATGCGCGACTACGGCACTGTTAGCCCAGTCGAACCCATCTAAAAACTTTTGTGTGTTTGCCTTTGTGCCGCTAAACCAAACCGTCTCTTCTTGGTTACGCTTTACTGCTACGCCTATAACTTCAAACTGAGAATCTCTAACGTACTCTTCAGTAGTTAACTTATTGAATCCATAGTCTTTTGCGTAATAACTTTCAAAGTCTACAACTAAAATGTCCAAAGGCTTACGTTCCTTAAATGTCTTTTTTATGTAGTGGCATTACTATCATCGAGCAGGACAGCAAGAACCTCGGAGGTAAACGCATCGCCTTGTATCCTTTCAAATTCTTTCTTGAACTGAGCGCGTTGCTCATCGCTAACAAAGGCAGACTTATCAGGGTCTAATATAACCTTGGCAAACCTTAGCCATTTGCTCGTACTAACGAACTTACCCCGATCAGAAAAAGTATTAAACTCTTCTGGGTGACTTTCAATCCTGCTCAGTAAAATCTCAACGCCCTTGTTCATTGGTTAAAACTTCCTCAAGTTCGTGTAAGTTGTATTCGTTTATGATTAGGGAGCTACCCCCAGCCTCTTCAATAGCGGCAAGCTCTCGATCTTGTAGCATGGTTGTTGTATTCTTACCGGCCTTACATTCAATACCAATGAACGCACCGTTATGACAAGCTACAACGTCAGGGATACCACTACGTCCCATGCCATAGGTAGCGGGGAAGAAGTAGTACGCGCTATGTTCTTTTAATAACGCAACGACTTTGTTTTTTACTTTCTTTTCGGGGGTAAGAGCCATGCACGAAGTATGGTGGAGGGGTTGTACATTGTCAATAGCTTTTTCGCGGACAAAAAATGCCACCCGAAGGTGGCAAAGTGTATCAACATGACCTAACAATTGTTAGGTAGTGGGCATCAATCTTGGTGGTCTGCTAAGTACTCCTCCTTCTCTCGCTTACGCTCGGCAGGGTCTACGTAGTCTTCTTCTAAAGTATCAAGGTACTCTTCTAGCTCTACCATTACTCTGTCTTTACCTTCCATCTTGTGCCTCCACGTGTTGCTTGAGAGCCTCACGCATTGCGCGTGTGTAACTAGGCTGCTGTTTAAAATAATCTATAACGTACTGCGGTAAGCGCACGTTGACGTGTACTAGGTTCTTCTTAGGTGTACTCATTGTAATCTCCTGATATATAGAAAAAGTCTTGTTGTTGGCGGTAGCCTACGTCTCTAACAAACGTTTTGTCGTTCGCTAGTTTGAGCATACCTACCTTAGCCGCCAGTTTTTCGGGCAGTGTGTTTGCGTAGTGTGCGCCTACTTTCTTTCCTTTCTGGTCTATCGCTATGCACGTTTCATTTTCGGTATAGAAGTAGAACCCTTTTTTATTAAAAATGTTATTTACCAAAGTATAATCACTGTGCAACGAGGGTAGCGTATCGAGCAAGTCACCCTCCACGTTGGACCGGTAGCTAAACCCGTCGCTTACAGCTATGTCCTTATACTTATCAAAGTTATCCATGATGTGGTTAGTCAAATGTTTTACAAAGATTTCAACAGGTTCTTGTTTTTCCGTTTGTAAACGGTTTTCGTCTAGCATTGCCCTACGCGCGGTCTGCCTGAGCATGGAAGCCTTAGCTATGGCACTAGCAGGGCGAATAAACT